CAGGGATCTGGCGGAACTGCGGGTGAGTCTTCACCATCAGTTCGCCTGCGAACGTCATGTACGACGTGAGAGACATGCCGTACGTCATGTTCCCGGAGACGGCGTTGATCGTCCACCGGTCCTTGGCGATGCGCTGGAGGAGGTCAGCGCATTTCCAGCCGCAAAGGGCGAGCTTCTGGCTGGAACCGAAGGCGAAGATATGCTCGGCGATGAAAGTATCGAATGTCTTTTCATCGAGCAGGCCGGGCGTGGTCGCGACCGAGACATCGAGAACATGCGAGGTCAGGAACGACACGATGCCACCGGTGTAGCGTTCGGGCTGCCCGTTCGCTCCGGTGATGATGTCCTTCTTGCCCCAGATGAAGCCGCGCTCGGTCTCCATCATGTGCTGCTTGAGCGCGTCGCGGGTCTTCTCCACGTACTGGTCGCCAGTACGGAAGTTGGTCTTCATCGCGGTTCTCGTGATGTTGACCGGCGTTCTCCAAATCTGACAGAAGTTCTCGGTGCTGGCGGCGTCCCAGCTGATCGCGACCGGCGTATCCGCGCCTTCGGCGTTCGCATTGCCGACCAGGAACCACACGTCGGATGCGTTGACCGCGATACCGGTGCCCGAGTTGCCGACACCTCTCGTCACCGTGAGCGTCGTGCCGGTGGGCTTGGCGATGACCTTCACGACCTCGCCCGACCGCCAGTTCCGGATGAGTGCGCCGATGCGGATGTAGGTCAGGTCTGCGGCAGCCGTAGCCGTGAGAGTGACATCACCGGCGAGCGCGGAACCGCTGTGCGTGAAGCGGAAGTCCGGCAGATCCTTCCTGAAGTTGTGATACTCCGGGTCGTCGGTGCTCTCGGACTGGAGCATCGACAGGATCGCGGTCAAAGGGGCCGACCCGTTCGGCTCCAGCATCAACCACTTTTCGCGCCAATTTTCTGCACGGTGGTCGGCGGGGAATCCGCCGGTGCCACGCATGCCCAGGATTGCCGGCATGGAGATTCACCTTGAATAGGGTTGCGTTGCCGCTTGCCCTGTCCCGGTGCTTCTTCGCTATGCCATCGTCCCGTGGTGTCGGTCATGCCGGCCAGGGAACGCGGGTCGGTCGGATAAGCACAGACCGAACGCGCGCGCGGAGCTTACGCCTCGGGAAGCTCCAAGGTCAATTGCTGGTGTGGCGGCGGCGTTATGAAGACAACCTGTCGTCGCTGGCCGGTCGTGCACGCGCCATAGGCGATGTGCTGACCCTCGTTCTCCAGCCGCCGCACCATGGACGCGGCACGATCCGCCGCGACGGCGGCATCGCCGTTGCCGGCGATGACGATTGTCCAGTGCATGGTCACCTCACATCATCTTGTCCATGAGGGTGCGGTTGAAATCCACCTCTGGCATCTGGCCATTGCCGGCCCCACCCGGGATCGCTCCACCGCCGGGACGCGGGCTCGCCATCTCGCCGCCGGCGCGGGCCAGGTCCGCGCTCACGCGCTGGGTGGCATCCTTGCGTTCGGCAATCGCACGTCTTCCTGCTGCGACCTCGTAGTACTTACGTATGGCACTGCCCATCGCGCGAGGATCTTGCAATACGCGCGACTTGAAGCCGGGGAACTCGCGCTCGGTCTCGCCGACGAAGCTGGCGAACCCCTGGACCTCCTCGGGAGTATCGATCCCGAGTTCGGTCGCGACACGCGCGGCTTCGGCATTGACGGCGGATTGTAATGCCTGCTGCGAGCGCTGCTGCAGATCCTGCTGGAACTTCTGCACCATCTGCACGAGCCCACCGTAGGAACCAACCATCGTGTCGAGCGCGTTGCCGTGCTTGAACATCGCCATCAGCGCGGAGCGCGCGCCGTCCGGAAACTGCAGGCCGTTCATCTGTTCGAGCGCCTGGAGATCCTGCTCGGCGTTGGGGTTCGGCGGTGGCAAGCTGAATGGTGCCTGCGCGGCCTGACGCGCCGCCGTCGCGGCGGCTGCCGCCGCCGGCGCGCCACCGGCCATCGCCTGGAGCGGGTTCATCGGCGCTACGTCGGCACCGCCGGCGCCGGCCATCGGCATGGCGCCGTTACCTCCTCGGCCGCCGCCGCCCTGCGCCTGCTGATCGCGAATGCGCTGGACAGCGGTCATCACCAGCTGCGCCAGCTGGCGCGGATCTGAGATGCCGGTCTGGCGCTTGATCTCGTTGATCACGCCGAGAATGGGCGAGTCGGAGCCAACCGCCAGACCTTGCTGGGCAAGCTGCCGGATCGTGTCTACGGGATACTCGCGCTCCTCGCCCCGGAACTTGATCCGCATCGTGGACGGAAGATCATTCGGCCGTGGCCCGGCCTGCCCGGCGTTGGTCTGGGAGGTGTCCGGCGGCGGCGTGTCGGTGGAGATCGCTTCGGCCGATGCGCTTCTCGGGGTTCCCCGGCGGATCTCGAAATCGAAATCGGCCGGCACGGTCCCGGCCGTGCGCTCGGGGCGCGTGCTGGTCTGGGCGGGCGGCGCCGCCTGGGGGTCCTGCGTGTGGGGCGCACTTCTTTCGTCCTGCGGCACCGGCACGCTGGCCGGCTTCGCGCCGGTGCCCGTGGTGCTGGCTCCCGAACCCGGCAACCGGATGCTGGTCGCTGTGCGCTCGTCAACCGGCTTCTGCATCGGCATCTTCGTCTCCATCGGTTTGGGCATCGCGCTTCGGCGCAGCCCCGATAATCTGACCCTCGAATACGACCTGGCCGGTGCGGATCAACTCGGGAAGATCGAGCACCGTCTTGAATGCGCTGGCCATGGCCACCGCCACGCGCAGGCTTTTCTCGTCGCTGGCGGCGTGCGCCAAGGCCAACTCGGTGTGCTTGTCCAGCTGCGCCTTGACGTGCCTAAGCATGGTTTTCCAGAACCAGCTGCCGGCGACGCGCTGGTGTTCGCTGTCGAGAAACGACTGCGGCGTGTAGACCTTGACCGGTTCGATGATCATCGCACGCCGGTCGCGCCCTGCGGCTCGCTGCGCAACGGCTGGCCGGCTTCCGGCGAGGAATTGGCCGCCGCCGTCGCGCGCATCGCCTCGCTGAGCGGGACCACGTTGCCCTTTTCCTTGTCGCGCATGACCTGCTCGTCGGGCTGCACCTGGGCCCGGGTCTGCTGCATCTGCTGTTGTGCCGCCGCGATCTGCTGTTGCACGCCGGGGTTATTCGCCATGGCGCCGGCCTGCTGCTGCGCGTTCTGCTGCTGGCCTTCCTGCTTGGTGTTCTGCCACTCCTCCACGTCGGCGAAGCCCATGCTCACGAACAATTCGTTGAAGATCTTCGCCATGTTCCAGTTGGCCGCCGTGTTGGTCTCGCCAATCACCCGGATGGCGCGCATCAGGTTCTCGGAGTTCGAGCGCGGATCGGCCGGCAAAGTCCCGTCGCTGAGCAGGTAATCGAACTCGCCCAGGATCTCCTTCTGCTTCCACTCGTACCAGCCGTCCTCCATCTTGGCATATTGAGGAGGTAGCTGGACCTGCCCCCCGAACACGCCGAAATACTGCAGGTTCCAGATCATCTGCAGCACCATGGGGCGGATCTGGCTGGCGCTAAGCATGCGCGCCTGCGTGCCGAGACGCTGCTGGCCAAGGCTCGTCAATCTTGCGATCTCGGTCGCGGAGCGCTGCGTGTCGGTCTGAACTCCCTGGGCCGTGTCGTTGGCCGCAAGCAGGCGCTGCTGAAGCTGCGCGGCCTGGTCCATTTCCTGCCAGAAGCTGGTGGTGGAATCCTTCTGGTCGATTGGTTGAAGGGCCGTCTTGGGATCGGCACCGGGAAGCGTGCGGATAAGCCGCGCCGTGTTCGGATTGAGAATGTCATCGATCATGACCTTGGTCGGGTCCACGATCATGCGGCCACGAATCAGGTTCTGGGTATTCTCCACGCGCGCCCGCAAGAGCCAGTCCTGAAAGCGCTGCAACGGGGCTCCCAGTTCGTAGGCGCTGCTCGAAAAGATCTTGTGACCGTCCCAGTCGCACGCCCCCGACACGACGGGAATTTGCCCATGGGGATAGGGGGATTTATCGAACATGATCACGGTCTTCTCGTCGGCGACCACGATCCGGTACAGCCCGAAGGGGGCATTTATGTTGAACCACTTCGGCGAGATGTAGGCATAGAGCGTGTTGAGAACGTGCGTGCGCCCCAGCCCGAACTTGGACTCGCTCGTCGGTGTTTCCGTCCGGCCCCCTTCGCGAAGAGTGTCGGGGCTCGTGCCCCTGCGGTTCTCGTTGACGACGCGGTTGCACTCCCAGCCCATCGTCAGGTGGTTATCCTCGACGCGGTCCAGGTTGGCGTAGAGCTTGCGTCGATAGAGCGCCGAGATGGACGCCGTGGTGCGCACCCCGATGAAGTCGGCTTCATGAGAGTTCTGCAGCGTCACGCGCGGATCGGGAAAGTACGACCACGGATCGATGTTCAGCGGGATGTTCCCGACCTGCCCGAAGTAGGTCGCTACGGGAGAGATCCCGTAGCGGTTCTGATCCAGAGTGATCTGGTAGAGCAATCGCTCGTAGCCGACACGACGCATGTTGTTGGATAGCTCGGCCTCGATGATGCGAGCAGCCAGTCGGGAACTGGTTCGCCGGGCTGGGTAGACCTTGAAGGCGGGCATGCCGCCGAAGATGGCGAGATTGTAAGTACAGCGCACGTCGCAGATCGCGCGTGAGTAGGGCGTGCGGATGACATCGATGATCCGAGGTTTCTTGCGCCGGCCCTGCTTGGTGCTGGCCTGCATCTTCTCGATGGTCGCAGACGGCACGTACAGATCATGCGTCTGGTCGGCTTCCGTCCATGCGTCGTAGCGCTGGCAGATCTTGTCGTAGGAGAGCGCGAAGCACTCGCCCACGTAGTCCACGATGTCCTGCTCGATGTCGATGGGAAGAGCGGCGGCGCCGTTCTTGTGCATCGTGAGCATGTTCGAGACGGTCTCGGCGGAACGCGGGATATCTCCGTCGCCGATGAGCGAAATATAATCGCCGAAGTTCGCGTCCGGTCCCAATTTCTCGTTGTCCGGGCCGGGTATCTTGATATCGCCCGTCGTGTGAGGATCGTCGGCGTCGGCGCCGCTGTTGGCGCCGCTGTCCACGCCGTCCGGGTTATCGCCGCTCAGCGTGCGTCCGGATTTATCGCTCGACATCGGGTCCCAGCTACGCCGGATCTGGTTCCCATCGGACCGCACGGCGGCCTTCTGAGCCATCTGCTGAGCTACCTCCTGGCGGCCAAGGGCCAGGATGTCTTCCGGCGGCGTATGGGGGCCGAGAGTGTCCACGACCTTTTCCCACCCGCGACGGGTGGGGAGCGCCTCGGCCAGGGCTTTTTGAATGGACTTGTCGCCGGGTACGGTCGGGGTCACGAACCCCACCATGCTGGACTGATCGCCCTTGTCCGGCACGGCGAACGGATCGACCGGGCGCGTCGGCATGATGGGTTGCTCCGGGTAGTGTTCCCCGGCGGGACTGTACACCAAACCTATGAAACGGCTAGGCTTGCGTTTGCCGGGGTCCCCGGCCCGCGCCCCACATCGGTCCTTCGCACGGGACACCGGTGTGTCTCACGTCCCCGGCGATGATCGTTCCCTCCAGGTAGCGATCCCGCCGGGGGCGGGCGTTGGGGAAAGGACGCACGCTGTTTGCGATAGTCCCCAACCCAACGCCGGGCGCCGGCAAATAAAAAGCGCGGGCCCTCGTTCCAGAGGCCCGCGCTCGCGACGCCAGGTCGCGTGATCGGTCAATTCACGACATGTGCGGTCCCCGTAGTCGTTGCGCCTGATCCTGCTTACGCCATCGCCGAAACATGATCCAGTCGCGCAGCATAAGCTGGGCGACGCCGACCGCGACGCCGAGTGCGAAGCTCCAGCCGCTGAACTCGCTCATGCCTTGATCGGCTTGTCCACGCCATCGGCATGGGTGGCAATGCGCGGCACCCGCCGGGTCTTGGCCCACGCCTTGGCTTCGCGGTCCTGCTCAAGCTGGAGATCGCGCTCGGCTTGTTCCTCCATGAGCTTGGCCTTCGCGGTGCCGGCAATATCGAGAGCTACGTTCTTCATCGCCGCCGTCCTTGCGTGAGCTTCCCGCAGCGCGGACATCGCCAGAGCGTACCACTGTGTCGGTCGTACTCGATGACGCCGCCGCAGCCGCCCCACCAGCACAGGAAGATCCGGCGCAGCCACATCATTCGCCGTTGGGCCGTGCGATGGCGCGGATCAGCCACATCATGCCGGTCTGGATCTCGGTCTTCGCGATGGCGGCAGAGCGTGCGTTCGCGCCGGGGACATTGTGCACGCGCTGGACCAGTTCCAGGACCTCCTTCTCGCATTCCTTGATCTGATTGATGAGTGCGATCTCGTCGGTCGTGAGATCGCGATAGCCGGCGATCTGCTTGTGCTGGTTATCGACCATGTCGGCAAATCCTTTCCAAGTTTTTCGGGTCGGCGGTGCGATTACGCCACGCCCTTCTCTTCGGCGAGCCAGCGCGGGATCGACCAGTCGTCGGGGCCGAGTTCCGCGATCTGCGACTTGGGAAACCAGATCTTCTCGCCGTCCACGTTCAGCAATACGGCGGCGGCGGTTTCGGTCACCGTCGTCGCATTGATCACCATCAGGTCTTCTTCGTCGTAGTCGTCATGCGAGCGGGTCATCGGCAAGCTCCTCGCTGCTCGAATCATCGTATGCGTCGTAGGTTTCGCCGGGCTCGCGAACGTCGTTCATGCGCGCGTCGAGCCCCTTGGTGTAGAGCCCGTCCTCGGGCACCACCATGGGCGGAAGCTCGCTCGCGGCCAGCATGAGCGCGGTCACGCAATCATCGAACATCCCCATCGGCGCCGAGTATCGCACCTTGCCCGTGGGCAGAATGTCGTAGGTGAAGGCTTCAAGCTCGGTCCACAGGAACGTGAGATCCACGTGAGCTTCCACGCCGTGGACCGGCGGCGGAATATGCAACGCGCCGCTCTCGATCAGCGACGCGACGTTCTGCGTCATGAAGGCTTTTCGCTCGTTGTTGAATTTCACGCCGGTCATGGGAATGCCCTGGCCCTGCAGGGCTTCGTACAGAACCTCGCCGGGGCCGGCGATGTCCATGACCATCTTGCCGCGAAACTTGGTCAGGAAATTCTTGATGCGCATCAAGAGAGTGCTCCATGGCAGATCCTTGAAGCGCTCGAACCCGACGACGCAATTGTTTTCGTTCAAGGCCACCAGCACGGTCCAATCGCTGTGCCGGCCGATGTCGATCCCGATCCTGCAGTTCGCCGCCTGGGGCTTGAGCTTGTGATCCTGGGATCGCATGCGCATGTGCGAGAGCCCCTTGAACACCATGCCGCCGGTGTCCAGGAACTCGGCGAGGAACTCCTGCGAGAACATGTCCTCGGGGAGTTCGAGCTTGAGCCGGTCGAGTTCCTCCACGGGTATGTAGGGGTTATCGTATGTGGAGTACCGGAAGCTCTTCCACATGTTGACCTTGCCGCCCGATGTCTGATCGGACAGCCCCCGTAGGTACATCTTGTGGAAGGCGTTCTTTCCCTTGGGCGTTCCGGAGAGCCACGCCCACCCCTGGCGGTCGATCAACATCGCCGCGATGGGCCCTTCCCATAGCTCCATCAACGAGTTCATCAAACCGGCCTCGTTGATGATGATCCCGTCGTACTGACCCGACCGGAGGTTATCCGGCTGGTCGGCCGAGAAGAACGTGATCCGGTCCCCATTGATCAGCGTGACTTCCATCGGCGGCGTTCGTATGACGCCGTCCTTGGCGATCAGCTTTCCCGATTCCGCAAACTGCCGGAAGATGCGGAAGCTCTCCTTGCCCTGCGGGTTGTAGACCGGATTCAGCCAGGCGTATAATTTCTGGCCCCTCGGGGAGATCTTGCTGAAGCTCTCGATCAGCAGGTTGATGGAAATAAGATGGTCCTTGCCCCATCGTCTCCCACATACCAGCGTCTTGAAGCGGTGCTTGTCGTTCAGCACCTCCATCTGCGTCGGGTGCACCTCGAACCGGAAATCAAGCATCGGCAACGTCCAGCAGCGCCGTCACCGCAAGCCCGCGCGCGTCGGCCAGCCGCCGCCCCGGTTCGAGATGCGGCAATTGCACGATGCGGTTCAACGCATCGCGCATGATCTCGCCGCGTATCCGCAGCCGAAGAAGCTCGGATTCCTGCACGGCCATGTGCCGGATGATGCCGTCGATGTCGGTCAGCGGCACCGGTATGGGCATGTCAGTGATCCTTCGCGGGCTTCGCCCACGCCGCGAGATATGATTTCATGACCGCGTCCGGCGGGTCCTCGTGGGGATCATCGGGCATGTCGCCGGCCGGTGCGTCCCACTGCCGCGTCGCCGGCGTGCACGCCAGCACTCTCAGGGCATGCCTGCGCGCATCCATCAGGTCATCGAACAGGATGACATCGGCCAACGCCGCCCTCAATGAAACCCTCTCCCGGCGCAGGTTTTCAATTTCGGTCTGCATCAGCTGGCTGCGACGTATCACGCTGATCCGGCTCATCGATGCTCTCCTGGTCGGGCGCGTCCGCGTCCGGCGAAGCGGGGTGTTCTCTGGGCAGCGTAACAGCAATCGTGTCGGGGTCAATGCCGTCGATCTGCCCGACGCTGTCCTGGGCCTGCTGAACTATCTCTCCGAGGTTCATCGTGATCGGCGCGATCTGTCTTGCGGCGCTGGGTCGGCCACCGGCGCGCAGCCGTGTATCGGTGCTATCGCCTTCGCCGGAAGAAACCGTGTTCACCGTGATACGTACCTGGCGGGCATCGATGTGATTACCTCTTCCAGGGCCCAGCTTGCCCTCGATGTCCATGTCGGCGATGGGCGGAAGCATGCGATGGAGAACAAGACCTGCCAGCTTCGCCTGGGCCGGGGTCATCGCGGAGGTATCGGGGACCATCTGAACCGGATGCCCCTGGGCATTCACCACGGTGTAGGGCACGGCGAGAATGAATTTCCCGATCTTGTCGGCGATCTCGGGCAGCACACCGGCCAGGGTCGTACGGAACGCATGCGACGCATCGAAAAAGATCTCGACGTCGTTTCGCGTTATGCGGGAAACGTCCCCGGGTCGGCTACCTATGCGTTCGACAACCGGGGGTATAGTCGGGGTGAGGGATACTCCGAACTCTTCGGCCGCGCGATGGACGGCTTCAAGAGCTTCGGCACGGCGCGTGCCGGTGGTGCGGGTGCGCGAACTCACGCGTGCGCTATCCACGACCTCGGGCTGCGCGATGGTGGTGTGGGTAAAGCCAGTGGCCGCGTCCGGCACTTTGATGTTTGCGGTGTTCACCGGCTTGTCGGGATGCCGGTTGGTGGCGCGATGGCTGGACATGGGGTTCTCTCCGCGTGTCGAAAAAGGTCGGGATTTATATACATGGCCAGGATGTGCCTGCCGGCGGCGAGCGCGCAAGGGCCATGGACGGCGGTGGACAGCCGGTTGCTGGGGGCGGGGGTTTTCGTCATGGGTCTGAATCGAACCGTGTGAAAAAAATTTCCGATTCACCACGCCGGACACAGACCAAAACCTCTTACCTACGCTTGCACCACCTCACAGCGCGCGGGCGCGGGGCCCCAGCGCGCGCTGTCAAGGTGCACAAGGTTCATCGACGCGCCCGCTTTTCGCCCGCGCTACGCGCTCGCTGACCGGTCCGCGCGCAGCGCGGGCCGGCC